TAGCCTTACGATACATAGTATGAGCTTCATCATTCTCTTGCACCCATCTAAGCACAGTACGCCAGCTAGGTAATGTCTTAGTATTGTTACATATCCTTGTAAGGCTTTCACCTTCAGCAATACGCTCACAGATCTTTTCCATCTGTGGTTTTGTAACTCTTATCTTTATAACTTTTGCCATCTATCCAGCTCATAAAAAAGCCTGGCAGTTAATGGTTCTGCCAGGCTAATCAATTTCAACTATTACGTTAAGTATTTGCAGCTTCCGTTTCTTTCAAGCAATCCAACTGCAACTACCTTAAGGAGTATCTAAATAACTAAAATGAGGTACCAAAGTTAGTTATTCAGATCTTAACAAAAACACTAATATTTCCAGATCATTTAGTCAAGCACATTGATTAAATAAATATCTACTATTGACGTATAACGTCATAATGATTATCTTTATGTAAAGGAGTATAATTATGACAGACACAATAAGACTAAACAAACAAGATGCCCTGGCATTACAACAGCAATACCATGAAGCATTAGCAGCTGGTAAAAAACAGTTTGTATTTATGGATAGAGATATACTTACAGACTATGCAAAATACATGATAGAGTACCTTAAAACACAAGGCCTATTAGAAGAAGAAACTAAGCACTAAAGCCGATAATATAATCTAACCAAAGCATCTTTATATCTACGCTTCACAATCCTAGGATCATTAAGACCTAGGATTTTTGCTATCTTAGTCCACTTAGGACCTCTATCAGTAAATGCAGCT